ACAAAAAGTGGCTTATCGTTAGAATAATTGGAATTAAAATATCTCTCAGGTAAGGATGGTTGTACAGGATAATTCCAGGGTTCAATTAGGGGAATACAATAATCAGTCATCCAGTGCTACCTGCTGTGATTGGATTCCATACTGTACGCGGATCACTAATTCATTAGAAAGATCTTCACCTTCCCACTGAAGTCTGTGGACTGCTCCGGATTTACCGATGTGAACAAAGTCGGCAATACCATCACCGTTGATGTCTTTGATACTATTCTCCATGGGAACGTCTTTGGGGTTATACCAAGATCCCCAGCCGTCTGTAACACGCCCATTATTCATAACATAGGTTTCCTTGTTGGCTTCGTCCCAGTATGGGTCTCTGCTGGGCTTCTGGGTTTCTGGAATCCAGTTTGTGAATTCGATCTCTTCCTTGCCCAGCATCTCTGTGAGCACCAGATCCTCCTCACCATTGTTAATGTATAGCTTGGGCCAAATGTCATTTTCCTGACGTTCTTCGTCATAGTATCCCTGAGTGTTTGAGGAAAAGTCTCCCAGACCGTCATTATTTAAATCTCCGCAATGTGGATCTATCTTAGTTGGTGTCCCCCGCATCAGGGAAGTGTCGTTCCTGAGTTCATCAAAGATATTATCCAGGGCAACTATCTCACCGTCGCGTACTGTGTAAGCTTTCCAATACCGCATCTCTGGCGCCGCACCGTCGTCATCACGAATGGGATGGACTTTCGTGAAATCTATATCCGAAGGAAGTAGATAACCATCGATCATGAATAGAAACACAGGCTCGTTTTCGTTAAGCATTATTGAGCATTCTCTGCTGGTGTTTACGCTTCTTATCAGCATGCCATCTACAAGGTTAACAGGATTAGTTCTGATTTCGTCCTCGGTCCAACCATCGTCACCATTGCTTTCTCCCCAGTGAGCTACGAATTTAAATTTTTCTTCGATCTGGGGCCATTCTTTAGATGCGGCATGAGGAACAAATCTACCGTTTTCCTGTTTGAACACAAACAGACCTTCGCCGCCGTCAGGTCCAATACCTGGGTGCTGATTGCCGAGCATTGAGATAATTGGGTCCCAGATAGGCATGTTGCCATTGCGACCGTTGTGATACCTGTCAGACACCATGAGATACTTTGAGTAGTAACCGTCTGAGTATTGAGCTGGAGTTGAAGCAGTAAAAGAATTTCTGCCTAAGTAAAACTGGTACTCATCTGACACATCGTATTGTGTGTCAGCTATGTAGGTGAATGCGCGGCCTGGTCCTCTGTGACCATGCCAATAGGGCTCATCAGGTGGGGCCACATAGGAATTGTCAAATGACCCATATAGTATATCAACGTCACCATTTTGTTTGTGGGCCACAGTGTTTGCGGCACCATAAGTCTGTAAGTCACCCAGATCATCAATGCGATAAGTGCCATCGCCGTTAGACATCACTGCTCTTTGTTGGACTTGCCATACGGTTAATTTTGGTTCGTCTAATTCTGTTTTCCTTACTGGGCGGCGGCCATCCTCCCCCATGCCAGCATAGACAACATCTAGATAGCCATCACCGTTGATGTCTGCCACAGATCTTTTAGCACTAGTAGCGCCCACAGTGTTATATGTTTGCCCTGTAATCTCCTCATTACATAGCTCGTATACACCCTCCTGTCGCTGGCACATAAACGCCAGAGAATCGAAGGTATCGCTGAAAGCGCCATTGTCTGTCCACTCTCCGTTGTTACGCAACACTTCAAGTTCGTTTCGTGTGTCCCTGTTATGTTCCAACTTCACTAGAACATCCATGAGGCCATCGCCATTAAAGTCTATGGCATCCATGGCCTTAATCCAGGGGTTGCCCCAGCTAGGGAAATCAGGATATCGTTCTTTAGTGCCTTCAAAATCTAGGGGCCATGCTTCTCTGGGAATCACAATATCCACAGGCCTTGCCCAGTACTGGTTGCCATCTGTGTTGGGCACTGGCTCCTGTACAACTGGCTCGGCCTGGGCTGGCTCACTGGTAGATTGAGTATCGTCTGAAACCTGTTTATTACTACAGGTCAAATAATCAGTACCGGGTTTTCTCACGCATTCGATAGTTTGCTTTAGAAGTTCAAATGCCTGCCAGGGATTGGGTTGTGCTCCAGCTTCCACACTGCCTAATGAAGCGGTCGCTACCGCAACGCTTAATACTAACTTTTTCATTAAATTGTCCATACTCTTATTGATACAATACAACAATGATACTACAAGATCGTGGTCTTGTCAAGCATGTAAGTTATTGATTATGTTAGAGTTTAGAATTAACTTATGACAATGTCTTCCATTCCAGCAGTTCTGAGGCGAGTGATATGGCCGATCTGCCACTGTTTTGTATCCAGGCCCTTCATGATACCCAGGTACTTGTTTCTGAGCATACTGAACTGGTTACATAGTTCGCTCAGTGAGATCACGCTATCTTCACCGTCCACAAATTTGTCAGCGTCACGACTTGTGAGCTGTCTGTTATAGGTTTCCAGATACTTGCGAAATACTTTACTGCGCTCTTTGCGTAGATTAATATTGAGGTGCTCCAGGATTGCTTCTATCTCCTGGAGCTGGTTAAAACGTTGTTCAGTGATGCCTGGGAGGGCAGCCGAGAGTCGCTCTAGGCTGCCTTTTATACCACATTCGTATTTGGCTTCTTCGAGTTCATTCTCGAAGTAGTCAATACAAGGCACAATGTTAGATAAGTTATCAACTATCTTGTTGTACCAAGTACTCATGTGTTATTCCTCCCATTCATCGTCTGCGTCGTCTGCGTCATCATCGTCATAACCAAAATGGCTAACGATGGCCGCTTTCATGATCTTATCAAACTCATTGGCATCAGTTACGATGTCCTCAATGTCTGATCCATCATCGAAACAGCGAAGCAGGGACTCAGCAAGTTCTACACTGGCGTTTTTAGGCGCGTGTAATTTTACTGTGGTCCATACGTCATGGAGTAGTGCAACTTCCGGGCTCATATGTATTATCCTTGTTTAAAAGTATTATTGCTTTCAACATATCCATCTGTATTGGATAAACGGAAAGTTATTCGGTTTAAAACTCTCTTTGATAATTTATCTGAATCATTGGTTTGTCTCTTATGTAGTGTGAGTATCTGATCACTCAACACAACATCGCCCTCTTGCCAATGATGATGGTACTGATACTTGTCTTGAAACAAATAATCTTCAATATCCTTTTGTAAATTGTCGTGCTTACTTATAACTTTACATTTGTTATTTTTATGAAAGTAGATACCTTTGGTGCCTGACCTGTTCTGTTGTAGTAGCCACATTTTGTAATCAAAGGAATTACGCATCATAAAATCTAATTGTTGCTTGTTTGTGCCTTTTGCCCAAGTTTCAGGATCATATTTGTATTCCGCATAGGCTTCAGATAACTGATTCTTAAATTCATCACTGGCATCTTTAAGAGCTGTGCCAGAGTTCATCCAACTTGTAACTGTGCCTTTTACACCTTCCAGAGCCTGTAAACCTAAACCGTCAGCTCTTTCAGGACCATTAAGATTACAATGCCAATCAAGTATGCCTGTACCGAATATACCAGTAGGCTGTCCATTCTTTTTCATACCACTTACCCGCTGTATTGGGTAAGTGTCTGGGTCAGGCCAAGTTTCAAAGTCTGGCGCAGATTTAGGAATCTCATCAACAAAATTACCGTGTCTAGTAGTTGCCCACTGATTGACATTTGCTAGCGGACCCATAAAGGCATTAAGTCTAGCAAAGTATCTGGGATCAGTATCTTGATCTCTGATAACCACAATTAAGTGTTTATACAAAAGTTTTTGTAACTCAGATAACTCTGCTACAGAAACATTTGTAATATCTAGATCTGTAATTTCAATATGTGTATTGTGATCTGTAAAGCTTATCATGCTGTAAAAGGCAGTGGTGTAGGAAAACCTACACCACCACACAGTACCACATGTGCTAAACTAGGACTCATCAGCGTATTCCTCAGTGACTGGTTCCAAATCAAGTTCAGTGGGGTCAACATCTTCTGGCTCAGTGATATCAACCATGGGATTTTGTCCCCACTCATCTATAATTACCTGAAGTTTGTCTGAAGTCCAGCCTTTCCTGAACTCTTTGATAACTTCACCTGTCACTGGAGATACATACGCCAGTTTGTTTCCTTCCTTGACTAGGATACCACGAGCTTCACACATATCCATCAGGCCACTGAATGGATCCATGCCACGCTCATATGGAATCTTAATCTGCACTCCTTCAAAAGGCTTGCTATAGCGGGTCTTCATTACTTTACAGGCTGAACGGATACCATGTACCTGTGAAGTTTTATTTCCTGACTCGTCTTCCTTGAGCTTGAGTTTCTTCATTGCTACAACAATACTTGATGCGTAAATAAAACCTTGTCCGCCTGAGATCTTGTCATCAGGGTCGAACATGTCTTGTGACGCATAGGTGTGATTGGTTGCTACAATTCCCACTGGGAAGGGTGCAAGTTGGTTAACCATGTTACGAACCAAACTTGTGAGTGCTTTGGGCTTACGGCCCATGTCACCCTTCATGTCACCCTTCTGGAACTGATCAACGTCAGTGGGCGTTAACAACATACCCAGGCTATCAATCACAAACAGAACCTTGGGCATCTCTGAGTATTCCAGATCGCCGTACTTGGTTTTGTAGTCTTTCATGAACTCACTTAGTGTCTTGGCAACATCATCAATCATGCTCACAAGAATTTTAAGTAGTCTTTCAGGACTGGTGTCAACATCCAATGCTTGTAGCCAGTCCTCATCCAG